CGTAAGTTTGTAAACTTCAAGGTCCTAAATGCTAATCGTACTCACTTCCTTGAGAAGTTGCGTGAGTACAATATTACTATGGACATAATTCCAGGTAACCATGACGTCACGTATCGTAATACAAACGACCTATGTTCCCTCAGTGAGCTGATGATTGGCTTTGACGATGTGGTTAATATTCACATGAAGCCAACCGAACTGAAGTTTAGTGAGACCGATCAGAAGATCCTTATGCTTCCATGGATCAACAGTGAGAATGAACACTATACCCTCAAATGTATCGAACAAACCGATGCCAAGATCTGTTTAGGTCACTTCGAGTTCTGTGGCTTCGAGATGTATCGTGGTGCTATCTGTCATGAAGGTATGGATATGAAGCCATTCGGCAAGTTTGACTCGGTGTACTCTGGTCACTTCCATACGAAGTCGTCTAATGGTCATATCATGTACCTCGGATCGCAAATGGAATTCACCTGGGCTGACTGTGAGGACCCTAAGTACTTCCACATTCTTGACCTTGAAGACGGTCAATTGACAGCAGTAAATAATCCACTCACGTTGTTTACCAAAGTAACCTATGACGACGAATCCTTCGAATATGCTGACTTTGACTATAGTATCTTCGATAGACAGTTCGTCAAGGTTGTGGTTGCAAACAAAACTGATCGTCATCAGTTTGAAGACTTTATCGCCAATGTCCAGCTACGTAAGGTATACGACCTCAAAATCGTAGAGTCATTCGAAGGTGTTAAGGTGACTGATGACGACGAGTATACACATTTCGAAGAGACAAGCGAGTTGATATCACAATATGTGGATGCGATCGACACTCTACTTGATCGTGACCTACTTAAGACCCAACTAAAAGAACTATATAATGAGGCACTCCATGCAGAACAACTTTAAGTCAGGCGTCAAATATGACGGAGGAAAACCTATGATGAGTCTAGTACCGCCTAGAGCATTGCGTGAAACAGCTAAGGTCCTTACATTTGGGGCACAAAAGTATGCACCTGACAATTGGCGTAAGCTCGATAATCTACAAGGTCGTTACCTTGATGCTGCACTGCGTCATATTAACGAGTTTCAGACTGGTACAATGGTCGACGAAGAGTCGGGTTGTCCTACTCTGGCCCATGCCATTTGTGACCTCATGTTTGTCCTTGAGGATCTTCTTATGGAAGAGTCAGAGCCAAAGACCGATCGGGAGACCGACGTTAACAATACCATTATGAAGTTAAGCGAACTACTGGACGATTAATATGTCAATTGTGTTTAAGACCCTACGATGGAAGAACTTCTTATCGACAGGTGACAATTTTACCGAGATCAATTTCCTTAAGTCACCGAAGACCCTTATCGTAGGTGAAAACGGTGCTGGTAAGTCTACTATGCTTGATGCGTTGAACTATGTACTGTTCAACAAACCTCACCGTAATATTAATAAACCGCAACTTATTAACTCGATCAATGAAAAGGGTCTTGTGGTTGAGATCGAGTTTACGATCGGCCGTAATGACTATAAAGTTATTCGTGGTCATAAACCAGGTATCTTTGAGATTTATCACAACGGTAACCTCATTAATCAAGCTGCTTCGGTTCGTGATTATCAGGTCCACCTTGAACAGACCATCCTGCGCCTTAACTACAAGTCATTTAACCAAGTGGTTGTTCTTGGATCGTCATCGTTCGTTCCGTTTATGCAGTTACCTACTGGTCAGAGACGCCAGATCATCGAGAATCTACTTGATATAGATATCTTTACCAAGATGAACCAACTGCTACGTGAGTCACATAGTATTCTGAAAGAACAACATCGTGATAATACTACCAAGTTAGAGGTGATACGTAACAAGATCAATGTTCAAAAGAAGTACATTCACGACCTTGAGCAACTTAATAAAGGTCTGATTGACGAGAAGAGAGCTGAGATCGACAAACTGTTTATCGATCATGATAACTATGACGCATCAGTTGCCAAGATACAAAAGAGAGTTGATGCTGGTAACGATGAATATGTACGTCGTATGGACTCACTTCAAAACAAAATGGACGCTGAACGCAAGACGCTTTCAGGCCTCGACGGCGAAATCAAGACATCGAAGAAGACTATTAAGTTCTTTGAGCAAAACGATACGTGTCCTATCTGTACTCAAACCGTTGAGCCTGAGCTATCTAAATCTGAGATCAAACGCCACCACGATTGTATCGAAGAGTTGACTAATCAGAAGACCAACATCGGTGGTACCATTGATGTTATTGCAGGTAACATGGATAAGTTAAATGCAGTACGTACTAAGATCGTTGAAGAAGAGAACAAACTACGTAGCTATCAAGAAGAGATGCGTATCATTACTCGTCGTATCAACGGGTTGAATCAAGACATTGCTAACCTTCAAGAGAAGGGTGGTGACGTTAAAGCTGCTACTCGTGACCTTCGTGGCTATGAGGCTGATCAAGAAGACATCAACCTTGAAATACGTGACATCAATGAACAGATGAACTATAACGCTCTGAAGTTCGAGATGTTAAAAGACACCGGTATCAAGACGAAAATCATTCGTAAGTACAGACCAGTCATTAACAAACTGATCAATGAGTACTTACAAGTTCTCGACTTCTTCGTACAGTTCACTCTTGATGAGAACTTCAAGGAGATTATCAAGTCAAGACATAGAGACATATTCTCTTACTCGTCATTCTCAGAAGGTGAGAAGTCAAGAATCGATTTGGCATTACTCTTCACATGGCGACAGATTGCAGCTATGAAGAACTCGATGTCAACCAACCTACTTATCCTTGATGAGACATTCGATTCTAGTCTCGATACTGATGGCGTTGACAACCTACTCAAGATCCTTGACACTCTTGAAGAGGGTACTAACGTGTTTGTTATATCTCACAAGAAAGATATGTTAGACTCTAAGTTCCCACGTAAGCTGAACTTCAAGAAGATTAATAACTTTAGTGTCTGTTATGAGGATTAATACGTCTCAACCTGATAGGTATAAGAATAAAAATGTCACAATTGGACAATAAAATTGTCTATATTAATACAAGTGACTATCGTGATTGTATAAATAAATACAATCGGTCATTAATAGCAGATGATCGATTACTAAAAGTGTTATACCCCAACCAAGGATCGGACTCCTCCCTATATTATTACCTCACTATTGGCTGAACATTTTTATGTATCGTCCTGAATTGAACTGACATTATTGTGAATTGAAATATAACGGAGTTGACGGAAAACGATATTATCCATGGGGACCAAGCGGATAATATCCAGTGTAACACCTTTACTCGTACCGAGTCGGGAAGAGGGGACAAAAAAGGTTCCCTCTTTTTGCACTTTATGGTGTACAAACCCTCCAAAACGTGATATGATATAATTATAGTTGAATAACAATGGAGCTACTATATAATGACCCAACTATCTCAAGACGTGATCGGTGTACTTACCAACTTTGCGTCTATTAACCCAAACTTCGTATACGAGTCTGATAAACCACTCGGTACGATTTCACCTACTAAATCGATTGTCGCTCAGTATACGGGTGACGCAGAAGTCTTTCCGGTTGACTTTAGTAAGTACGGTATCTACGACCTTAACGAGTTTCTTACGGCTCTCGGCCTGGTCGGTGATAACGCCAACCTAGACTTCTCTGAAAAGTCTGTTTCGATAAATGGTGATTCTGGATCCATTGAGTACTTCTTCTCACGTCGTGAGACTCTTAACGTCTCTGTTGTATCGATCACAATGCCAGGTGAAGAACTTAAGTTCAACATCACACAGGCCGAGCTCGGCCAACTGAAAAAGGCATCATCTGTATTTGGTCACAAGAAGGTACAAATCTCATCGACTGACGGTGTCGTCACTGCTCGGGTCTGCGATCCAGCAAACGCTACTGCAGCATCGTTCTCTCTGACTATCGAAGGTGCAACTCAAACCGAAGACGTTAAGTTCGTCCTCGATATTGATAACCTCAAGTTGGTAAAAGGTGACTATGAAGTGACTTATGCAAAGGCAGGTATTACACTCTTCGATAACGCAGCTGAAAACATGCGTTACTGGATTGCTGTTGAACGATAAACCTCTCTTTGTGAAAGACACATATAATGATGAATGAACTATGGGTCGAGCGGTATCGCCCGGCAACCGTCGCTGACACTATCCTCCCAGCGGCCCTAAAGAAAACGTTCCAAGGCATGGTCAACAATGGCGAGATCCCTAACATGATCTTGTCAGGCTCTGCGGGTCTAGGTAAAACTACTTTGGCCCGTGCCTTGTGCAACGAACTCAACCTTGACTATATCTTTATCAACGGATCCGATGAACGTAATATCGAAACACTCCGTAACAAGATACGTCAATTTGCATCCACCGTTTCTCTGGCCGGTGGTATGAAGGTCGTCATCCTTGATGAGGCCGATTATCTAAACCCACAGTCAACTCAACCAGCCCTTCGTGGTTTTATGGAAGAGTTCCACAACAACTGTCGGTTTATTCTTACGTGTAACTTTAAGAACAAGATCATTGACCCACTCCACTCTCGGTGTGCAGTCTATGACTTTACGTATGACAGTAAGGGTCTTCCTCAGCTGTGCGCGCAGTTCTTTAAGCGTCTGACAAATGTCCTCGATGAGAACACAATTCCATATGACAAGAAGACTGTCGCTGCTCTGATTCAGAAGCACGCACCTGACTGGCGACGTTGCCTTAACGAATGCCAAAGGTACTCTGCATCCGGTCAGATCGATGAGGGTATCCTTGCCAACATGGAACTTGAGAACTTCGAGGTGCTCATCAACGCACTCCGTACCAAACAGTTTAAGACCATGCGTAAGTGGGTGTCTCAAAACATCGACCTCAGCCCTGTGACTGTGATGCGTAAGCTGTATGATACCATGAGTACGTACGTTGAGCCTGAGTCAACACCACAACTGATTCTCATATTGGCTGAGTATGATTACAAAAATGCCTTTGTGGCTGATCACGAACTCAACTTGGTGGCTTGTCTCACTGAAGTTATGGGTGGTATCAAATGGAAGTAAGAAATATTATTCTAATATTATGTCAAAACTGTGTAGAAAGGCGACTGACAATGTTGTCAGCTGAGTAAAAATATGTTATTTGATTACTTAAATAATATAAATAATGGTAATGGGGATATTATGTCCACGGCTGATGACGAGAAAGCATACTCTGCTTTTATGGTCAACCGCGGTTTATCTTATTTCCCAGACACGGTTCTACATGCTAATTTGATGAATATACACCACCATACCGACAGTCGGTTACAGTATGACTTTTTGAGGTCCTCGATCAGAAAGAAAAAGAGATATTCAAAGTGGTTCAAGAGCAGTGAAGATCAAACGTTGACGGTTATAACTGAATACTATAACTGTTCAATGCAAAAAGCTAAGGAGTATAGCAATATACTATCAGACGAAGACATAAAGGCCATTTCAGAGATGATCGATCGGGGTGGCTTTAGTCGTAAGAAAGCAAAAAAAAATGATCGACGATCGAATTGAATGGTCCCCCAAGGACATGTTAGAGATTACTCTGAACGAACCCGATGACTTCCTCAAAGTAAAAGAGACCCTCACTCGGATTGGCATATCATCTAAAAATACGCGTAAGCTGTATCAATCATGCCATATCTTACATAAACAGGGACGATATTTTATTTGTCACTTTAAGGAACTTTTCATGCTAGATGGGAAGTCTGCAAACTTCTCGGAAGAAGATCTGTTCCGGCGTAACACAATCGCTACTTTGTTAGCTGATTGGGGCCTATGTGAGTTAATGAATGGGTATCCTGCGAAGGATGAGCGAGCGCCTATGCGTTCAATCAAAATTATATCACATAAAGCTAAGCGAGACTGGGAACTAGTTCCAAAGTATCGTATTGGTAATTCGTAATATAATATCATCGAAGTGACTCGTCAGAGTAAGGGGTCAGGGATTCGTCCTTGACCTCAACACCTTTTTGTAAAAGGTATTGGAGTGTGCAAATTAACTGTGTACAATAACGTAGATGTGTGATACTATAAACTATATGATGAAAAAGGTAATCTATGTCCAATGAGTTCTATACATCCGTAGTTCGTTACGGTAAAAATATCCTATACCGTGGTTACAAGAATGGTCTTCGTGTTCAGGAGAAGATTCCGTTCAAGCCGCATCTTTATATGCCAAGCATCAAAGGCGATACTATGGCCCTCGATGGCCGTAAGGTTGCTCGTGTCGACTTCAACAGTATGACCGAAGCCCGTGACTATATCAAACAGTATTCCAACATACCAAACGCGCAGATCTACGGCACGCAAGACTTTGGTGCTCAGTTTATCAACGAGAAGTTTCCGGGTGATCGTGTCGAGTTTAACCCCGACCTTGTCAACATCATGTACTTCGACATCGAGGTGTATTCAACCGACGGATTCCCACATCCTGAAGAGGCTGCTCACCCTATCGATGCTGTATGTTTCAAGTCATCACGGTCTGGCATGTACAGTCTCTTCACTACAGTCGAAGGTCCTGTCGAGATGGAGCCTCTCCTTGAGAAAGGTATCGAACGTGGTAATATTCACGTACGTAAGTTTGACTCAGAATACCTCATGTTGTCGGCCATACTTCGTTGGTGGAACGAGGAACAAAACAGTCCGGATATTATTACCGGATGGAACATCGAAGGTTTTGACGTACCATACTTCATCAACCGTACTGCTAAGATCCTTGGCTCAGAACGCGTTAAAGACTGGTCACCTTGGGGTCTAGTCCGTGAGAAAGAGGTTGAGTTTCGAGGTCGTAAGCAAACATTCTATACAATCGACGGTATTGCCCAGGTCGACTATATGAAGGCCTTCATTAAGTTTGGTTACTCATATGGTTCACAGGAGTCATATCGTCTCGATCACATTGCCTCGGTTGTACTTGGTGAGAATAAACTTGACTATGATGCTCAAGCCGGTCTTCATGGTCTACGTGACCAAGATCCTGCTCGTTACCTTGCATACAACATCAAGGATACGTGGCTCGTCGAGAAGCTCGAGGATAAGATGGGCCTGATCGACCTCGTCATGACCACCGCATACAAAGCCGGGGTAAACTATATCGACTGTTTCGGTACGACTCGTATATGGGATACTATCATCTATCGTAAGCTGGCTCAACGTAATGTTGTTGTACCTCCGTCGAAAGAGAACGTCAAGGCCTCGTTTGCGGGTGGTTACGTCAAACCTCCTCAGGTCGGTATGCACGACTGGGTTACCTCATACGACCTTAACTCTCTATATCCTAACATCATTGTCCAGTGGAACATGTCGCCTGAGACTATCATCGATGGTATGTATGGTGACCTTAATCCTGATATCTGCCTTGATCCTGAGTTCAAGGTTGATAGTCAGTATTGTGTCGCTGCCAATGGTGCTCAGTTCCGCCGTGATAAACAAGGCATCATTCCTGAGATTATTATTGACTACTATGCCGAACGTAAGGCCATCAAAAAGCAGATGCTCGAGGCACAGCAGGCCAAAGAGTCGTGTGACAAAGGCGATCTGTACAAGATGGAAAAGCGTGTTGCCCGACTTAATAACGCACAGATGACTGTCAAGATTCTACTCAACTCTCTTTATGGTGCTATGTCTAACCGATACTTCCGTTACTTTGATCTACGTATCGCCGAGGGTATCACACTGTCTGGCCAGTTGGCTATTCGTCAGTCCGAGCAGTCTATCAATAATATCCTTCAGAAAGGTTTTAACGACGACAAAGACCGCGTCATTGCTATCGATACTGACTCTAACTATGTCAACCTTTCTGACTTTATTACGCCGAAGGTTAAGGATCCTATTACATATCTTGACAAGGTATCCGAGACAGTTATCATTCCAGCTATCGTCAAGGGTTACGACCGCCTCTTTAATCAACTTAACTGCTATGTCCCGCGTCTTGTTATGGAACGTGAGGTCATTGCGGACAAAGGTTTCTGGACTGCTAAGAAGCGATACGTCCTCAATGTCCACAACTCCGAAGGTGTTCAGTACGCACAGCCTAAGCTCAAGATCATGGGTATCGAGGCAGTTAAGTCTTCAACACCTCAAGTGTGTCGTGGTTGGCTTAAGAACTCTTTCAAGGTAATTATCGAGGAGGGTGAGACTGCCCTTCAAGATTACATTCAAGCACGTCGAGATGAGTATATGGCTCTTCCACCCGAAGAACTTGCCGCTCCTCGTGGCGTCTCTGAGATCCGTAAATATATGACACGTGATGGCGGTTACAAGAAAGGTACTCCTCAGAACTCACGTGCCGCCATCGTGTATAACAACCTGATCAAGACCAAAGGCCTCGAGAAACAACATGAGCTTATTGGCGACGGTGACAAACTTAAATACCTCTACCTTCGTATGCCAAATCCAACTCACGGTAACGTTGTCGGTTTCCCCGCCTTCCTTCCGCGTGAACTCGAACTTGAAGACTATATCGACTACGACACTCAGTTCCAGAAGACCTTTGTTGATGTTCTAGTTCCTATCGTCGATGCTCTTGGTTGGTCTATCGAAAAGAGCTCATCCCTCGAAGACTTTTTTGTATAAGCTATAAATAATTATCATAAGGATATACTATGAAACCAATGAATCAAGATCCCAACTTCTTCACAAAATCCTCAGATTGGGTGTCGAATATCAATTATATGCATCGCCACTATGGTGTCCATCAGGCTACTGAGTCATTTGATTCTGAAAAGCTACGGGCATTACTTGACTTCCGCGTACGGTTTATCGAAGAAGAGTTTACCGAGTTGGTCAAGGCCTCAGATACTGGTGACTCAGAAGAGGTGGTTGACGCTTTGATAGACCTTTGTGTTGTGGCGATCGGTACACTTGATATCTTCGGTGTTAATGCCGACGAAGCGTGGCAGCAGGTTAACAACGCCAATATGGCCAAAGAGGTCGGTGTCAAAGAGTCAAGGCCTAACCCACTTGGTCTACCTGACCTCGTAAAACCTGAAGGCTGGACTGCACCATGTCACGAAGGTAACCATGGTCGCCTACCTGAGATTGGTCCACGTGAAAATGACGTTGGTCAAGGTGAACTATTTTAGTTGCAAAAAATGTAAAAAAAATGCGAAAGGGCTATGTACAACGTGGCCCTTTTGTAGTATACTGTATATATGATAAACAAAAGTGAACGACAGTATGAATCAGATATCCAGTCCGCTGGTGATCAGATTCGAATCGAGGGACTTGTCAGCGGTAGCGCCAAGTACGTCGAAGTGTGTGATGAGTACAATGTTTCGGCTGAAGATGTTGAGTCGTATATCTTAGATAGTGAATGCACATATGCACAATGGTTTGATGGAGTATAATATGAGTAAGATAATTTTAACTGACTGTGATGGCGTCATCCTTGATTGGGCCCCAGCGTTTATGAGCTGGATGCGTGACCGCGGTTACGTGGCTGTGAGTAGTGCAGATTCGTACTATAATATTCATGACAAGTTCGGCATCGACCGGGCTGAAGCCAAGAAGCTTGTTAACTACTTTAATCAGTCTGCTCGTGTTGGGTATATCGACGCTCTTCGTGATTCTGTTTATTACGTCAAACTTCTTCACGAAAAGCACGGTTATACGTTCCATGCTATCACGAGTATGCATACCGATCCATATGCTCAAAAGCTACGTATCATGAACCTCAAAGCATTGTTTGGTGAAAATACATTCTCACGATTTACAATCCTTGGTTGTGGTGATGATAAAGACGAAGCCCTTGAACCATACCGTGGCACCAACTACTGGTGGATCGAAGATAAACCTGAAAATGCCACAGCTGGTACTGCGGTAGGCCTTCGTAGTATCCTTGTTGACCATCCACACAATCAGGATTATCGTGACTGCCCACGTGCATTCGATTGGGAAGACATTTATGAACTCGTCTACTATGGTGTGTAATGGAAAATCTACTTTATGGACCAGCGATACTTGCATTTCTTATATTCTTATATTTTATAGCATTAGTTGTGATATCATCTAATGATTGAGCTAACTGTATTTCATAACATATATGATAATAAAACAAATAAGCGTATGAAGTTTGCTGAGTTCGCTGACTTTGAAAACTTATTATATAAGTTATCAAATGTAAAAACGTTTAAGCCTTCTAAGGATAAATTCGAAAAGGGTGGTGCCAAGCTTATTAGTCCTGCGACATATGAACCTGGCACTACTCGTGCTAATAAAAATGTCCTACGTTGGGATTGGGCATGTATTGATGTCGATGAGTATGAAGGTTCATTTGAGGAAATTATCAAAAGTTTTGGTGATTATTACTATGTTTGTTATTCAACCGGTTCTTCAACGGTCATTCATCCTAAATTTAGATTAGTCTTTCCACTTGAAACTTCTGTTAAAGCCGATAAGCTTGGACACTTTTGGCACTCTCTAAATAAAGAATTCCTTGATATAGGTGATGCACAGACAAAGGATATGGCTCGTATGTTCTATACGCCAGGCCTATATCCAAAAGCATATAATTTTATTTTTACTCATGAAGGCCCTTTCATTGATCCTATAGAACTAATGGCTCGACACCCATATCATGAACGTTCTAGATCAGCAAACTTTTTTGATAGGCTACCACCTGAAATACAATCACAATTACTAGAAAGAAAAAAGTCACAGCTGACTGCTAATATCACGTGGTCAAGTTATCGTGATTGCCCATTCATAAATAAGAGAATGGTGGATGAATATAAAAAAATCACTGGGTCGGGTTGGTATCATATGATGTATCGTATACTATGCTCAACAGCGTCAAACGCAATACGAAGTGAATATCCTATTACTGCTAGCGAAATAGCCCAATTGGCTCGTGAAATTGATAAAGAAACAGGAAACTGGTATGCTAATCGTCCACTTGAAGTTGAAGCCGATCGCGCTCTAGAATGGGCATATAAGAATTCATTATGACAAAAAAACGAATAAGTACTCAATATCGTAAACAAATGCAAAATGCTATACTCAATGAGTATATGGAATTGACTATGGGCTGGGAAGA